CAGCAGTACCACGGTCGCTGCGTTTGTCCCAAGAGCAAGATTCTCGACTGCGATATGGACTGCGCCACCTGTCCCTTTGTTCGTGCCGGGGACAACCTCTCCCTCGACTACACCGTCACCGACGAAGATGGCGGCGAGAAGTCCTGGGTCGATGACCTGGAAGACCCCGCACCCCTGGTAGAGGATATCGTTTCCAACAAGATGCAGCTCGACCAGATCCTCCACAGGATCAATGAACTGATGCCCCAGGCCATCCAGATCGGTCAGCTCCGCCAGCTGGGATACACCGACGAGGCCATTGCCACCGAAATCGGTGTGGGCCGTAAGACCTTCGCCTACCGCCTCAAAAAACTCAAGGCGACCCTGGCATCTGAGTTCCCGGAATATTTCTAAAAAAGTTTTCTCCGTTTTTTCCAAAACGGCCTCCTTATCCGCAGGGGGTAGTAGAAAGGGCAACCGACACTACCCCTTTCCCGGAGGTGAAAACAAATGCACGAGTTCGAGAACACGGCGGTGATGACGCCCGAGGAAGAGCTGGTTGACCTGCTCCTGGACTTCATCATCGTATCCGCAAACCTGGCAAAGAGCGTCAACCGCACCATCAAGCAGAAGCAAATCAAGGAAGGAGGCACCGTCAATGGGCAAAATCAGCGAATTGGAACTGGCAATCAGCGACCTGCGCAGCGCTGCGTCCACTATTAACGATGTGGCAAACACTCTGGCAGAGATGTTCAGCAGCGAGGATACTGCCGAACCCACCGCTGCCGAAGCACCCGTCGAGGAAAAGCAGCCGCTGACCAAGGACGAGGTAAGCAACATCCTCATGGGCATCTCCCGCATCAGCAGGGTGCACAGCCAGAAGCTCCGTGACCTTATCCGTAAGTACGGTGCCCACAAGCTGTCAGAGGTTGCCCCTGAACACTACGAAGCCATTCTGGCTGAAGCGGAGGTAATCAGAAATGGCGGGTAAGCACGCAATCCTGTCCGCTTCCTCTTCGGAACGCTGGATCAACTGCCCGCCCTCCGCACGGCTGTGTGAGAACTATCCCGACAAGGGAAGCGACTACGCCGCCGAAGGCACCGATGCCCACACCCTCTGCGAGTACCGTCTGAAGCTGGCTCTGGGGCTCCCCACCAAGGACCCCATCGAAGACCTGGGCTGGTACAACGAGGAGATGGAGGAATGTGCCGCCGCATACACCGCCTACGTGATGGAACTGGTGGAAGCCGCCAAGCAGTCCGGCAGCACCCCCACGGTGCTGATTGAGCAGCGGGTGGACTTCTCCCGATGGGTCGAGTCCGGCTTCGGTACCGCCGACTGTATCGTGATCGCCGACCACATCCTGAACATCGTGGACTACAAGCACGGACAGGGCGTGGAGGTCTCCGCAGTCGATAACTCCCAGATGAAGCTGTATGCGCTGGGCGCGCTGGAGATCATCGACTATCTCTACGACATCGACGAGATACAGATGACCATCTTCCAGCCTCGCAAGGGTAACGTCAGCGTTTTCCGCATCAGCCGTGAAGCGCTCCTGGAGTGGGCAGACGGCGAACTGACCCGGCAGGCACAGCTGGCCTTTGAGGGTAAGGGCGAGTTCTGCTGCGGTGAGTGGTGCCGGTTCTGTAAGGCAAAGGCTGAGTGCCGTGAGCGGGCCAACGCCAACCTGGCACTTGCCCAGCTTGAGTTCCAGCTTCCCGCTCTGCTGGACGATGAGGAGATTGCAGAGATCCTCGGCAAGCTGGATGCCCTGGTTTCTTGGGCTTCCGATGTGAAGGAATACGCTCTGCAACAGGCCATCAGCGGTAAGGCCTGGACCGGCTGGAAGCTGGTCGAAGGACGCTCCAACCGCAGATACACCAACGAGAACGCTGTCATCGCAGCAGTTGTGCAGGCGGGCTATGACCCCTTCGAGAAGAAGGTTCTGGGCATCACCGCTATGCAGAAAGCCCTCGGCAAAGCCCGCTTCGATGAACTGCTTTCTCCCTACATTGAAAAGCCGCAAGGCAAACCCACTCTCGTGCCGGAGAGCGACAAGCGCCCGGCCATGAACACTGCCAAAAACGATTTTATGGAGGATTTTTAATATGTCTACTACTGCAAACAAGGTCACCAATCCCATGAAGGTCATCACCGGTCCCGACACCCGCTGGTCTTACGCCAATGTCTGGGAGCCCAAGAGCATTAACGGCGGCACTCCCAAGTACAGTGTCAGCCTCATCATCCCCAAGTCCGACACCAAGACGGTCGCCAAGATCAAGGCGGCAATCGAAGCCGCCTATCAGGAGGGTCAGTCCAAGCTGAAGGGCAACAGCAAGAGCGTGCCTCCTCTGGCTGCCATCAAGACCCCTCTGCGTGACGGCGATATCGAGAGACCCGACGACCCCGCTTATGCCGGTTCCTACTTCATCAACGCCAACTCCGCCACCGCCCCCGGCATCGTCGATGCAGACCGCAACCCTGTTCTGACCCGCTCCGAGGTCTACTCCGGTGTGTACGGTCGCGCAAGCATCAACCTGTACGCTTTCAATTCTAACGGCAATCGCGGCATCGCTTGTGGTCTGAACAACCTGCAGCTGATCCGTGCCGGTGAGCCTCTGGGTGGCAAGGCCAGCGCCGAGTCCGACTTCGCAACCGACGACGAGGACGATTTCCTCTCCTGATAACCATCCCCCTGGGTGGCGGAGCAATCCGCCGCCCTATTGGGGCACTTGAAAGGGTGACAATAATGACAACTTTAGAAAAATATATGCAAAACGAGCATACGGGCAGAGAAAACGCCATCAAGAGCAAAGCGCTCGAAGGCATCTTCCACTGTAAGGGTAAGGCAATCCGCCACATGGTGAACGAGCTGAGATGCCACGGCGTTCCCATCTGCTCCTGCAACCAGGGATATTACTATTCGACCAACGCATCGGATATCCGGGATACCATCAACCATCTCGCAGGGCGTGCTAACAAAATCATAGCCGCACATGACGGGATGGAGAAATCTTTACCAAGGGACTCAGAAAGCTATGAAAAACCTATCCATTGATATCGAGACCTATAGCGATCAGCCGCTCCCCAAGACCGGCGTGTATCGCTATGTGGAGTCTCCCGTATTTGAAATACTTCTTTTTTCCTACAGCGTCGACGGCGCGCCTGTTCAGCTGGTGGATCTGGCCTGCGGCGAGATGATCCCCGAGGAGATCATCGCTGCGCTGACGGACGATTCCGTTCTCAAGTGGGCGTTCAATGCCACCTTTGAACGCATCTGCCTCTCCCGTTACCTGGGTCTGCCCACCGGGGAGTATCTGGAGCCGGACTCCTGGCGCTGCTCTATGGTATGGGCTGCCACCATGGGTCTGCCTCTTTCACTGGAAGGTGTCGGTGCCGTTCTGGGATTGGAGAAGCAGAAGCTGACGGAGGGCAAAGACCTCATCAAATACTTCTGCCAGCCCTGCGCCCCCACCAAAACCAACGGGCAGAGAACCCGAAACCTTCCGGCTCATTCTCCCGAGAAGTGGCTGGCTTTTAGAAAGTACAACATCCGTGACGTTGAGACTGAGATGGCTATCCAGACCCGACTGGCCAAGTACCCGGTGCCGGAGAGCATCTGGGAGGAATACCACATTGACCAGGAGATCAATGACCGTGGCGTAGCTCTGGATATGGAACTGGTGAAGCAGGCTATCCTGCTGGATGCCCGCTCCCGCTCCGAGCTTACCCAGGCAATGAAGGAACTGACCTCTCTGGAAAATCCCAACTCCGTGCAGCAGATGAAGCTGTGGCTTGCAGACAACGGTCTGGAGACAGACACCCTGGGCAAGAAGGCTGTGGCGGAAATGCTAAAGTCCGCCACCCCGGAAATGCGGAGGGTGCTGACCCTGCGTCAGCAGCTGGCCAAATCCTCGGTGAAGAAATACCAGGCTATGGAGACTGCGGTGTGTTCCGACGGTCGCGCCAGAGGTATGTTCCAGTTCTACGGAGCCAGCCGTACCGGGCGCTGGGCAGGTCGCATCATCCAGATGCAGAACCTGCCCCAGAACCACCTGTCCAATCTTGCCGATGCACGTGGCCTTGTCCGGGACGGTGACTTTGATGCCGTGGAAATGTTCTTCGACGATGTTCCCGACACACTTTCCCAGCTGATCCGCACGGCCTTCGTACCCAGAGAAGGAGCCAAGCTGATCGTGGCGGACTTCTCTGCCATCGAAGCCCGTGTCATCGCATGGCTTGCCGGTGAGGATTGGCGGCAGAAGGTCTTTGCCGATGGCAAGGACATCTACTGCGCCAGTGCCAGTCAGATGTTCGGCGTTCCTGTAGAGAAACACGGTATCAACAGCCATTTACGCCAGAAGGGCAAAATCGCTGAGCTGGCCCTCGGTTACGGCGGATCTGTCGGAGCCTTGAAAGCCATGGGTGCTTTGGAGATGGGCCTGCAGGAAGAGGAACTCCAGCCGCTGGTTCAGGCTTGGCGTGATGCCAACCCCCGAATCGTGCAGTTCTGGTGGGCGGTAGATGAAGCCGTCAAAAACGCAGTCATTTTCAAAGAGCGCACCCGCACCCACGGCATCTCCTTTGAGTGCCGGAGCGGAATGCTCTTCATCACACTGCCCTCCGGCAGAAAACTGGCCTATGTAAAGCCCAAGATCGGCACAAACAAGTTCGGCGGTGACTGTGTTACCTATGAAGGCACCGGCAGCACGAAGAAATGGGAGCGACTGGATTCGTACGGTCCTAAGTTCGTGGAAAATATCGTCCAGGCGACAGCGAGAGATATTCTCTGCTATGCCATGAAAACGCTCCGCTGCTGCTCCATCGTGATGCACATCCATGACGAGGTGGTCATCGAGGCAGATCCCCGAATGTCCATGGAGGCGGTCTGCGACCAGATGGGGCGAACCCCACCCTGGGCGAAAGGTCTGCAGCTCCGGGCAGATGGATATGAGACAGAATTCTATAGGAAGGATTAACGCTATGTTCGGGAAACGACTTGCTCAAACACGAAGAAACTCCGGCTATACGCAGATAGAAATTGCGGAAGCACTGGGTCTTTCAAAAGGAACCGTTGCAATGTGGGAAACCGAAAAGCGAGAACCGCAATTTGCCACACTAAAACGGCTTTCGATTCTGCTGAATTGCAGCATTGATTGGCTGCTGCAAGACTATTAACAAGATAAATGCGAGGTAATGACCTATGAGTATAAGCAAACTGAATGCGGAGCGGTATTCCGACCCCACCGCATATGAGGCGCTGAGCGCCATCGAAAAGGAAGAGAAAGCCCTCCGGGCGTTCCGTCCCATCGTGTACATCTGTTCCCCTTATGCCGGAGACGTGGGAAAGAACGTAGAGGCTGCCCAGAAATACAGCCGTTTCGCTGTGGACAAGGGTTACATCCCCATCGCGCCCCATCTGCTGTTTCCCCAGTTCCTCAATGACCGAAACCCCAAAGAACGCCAGCTGGGTCTGTTCTTCGGCAACGCCATCATGAGCAAATGCTCTGAGGTCTGGGTGTTCGGCAGCCGCATCTCTGCCGGGATGGAGGACGAAATCAAAAGGGCCAGATGGAAAAACTACCGTCTTCGTTACTTCACCGAAGACTGCGAGGAGGTGCCCCATGGCATTTAAGACAGACTGCGGCGGTATGGCTTTGACTGCCAACATAAAGGTATCCAACAAAGCAACCACCTGGAATACCCGTTTAAGTCAAATCGGTCGGCACGACAAGGCCGTCACGATCGTCACTTTCTCGCTGTGCGATTTCGAGTACATTTCTAAAATCGTATCCAAGCGAAAAGACGGCGCGGGCATCACCATCGTGTGTAACAGCAAGTATGAACCTAACGCGTGGCTGCTCAAGAAAGCGTTCCCGGAACTGCGGATGTATGTTTCTCCGTACGCCCATGCAAAGCTGGCCTTGATCGAACCCGAGACTGTATGGGTCTCCTCCGAAAACCTTGGCCATAAAAGTTCCACATTCGATGCCTCCGTCGGCATCCACAATGAGGAAGCCTATCAGCACTACCATTCACAAATTGAATGCCTGCTCAGAAGCAGAGACACGAAAGAAATTACGGAGGTATAAACCATGTTCACCCTTTACAGTGCAGATTTTATCAACGCTCCCGGCAACTGCTCCTATCCGCACAAGACGGAAGTGGTGGATGCTGCTTCCCTGGCTTCCGCTGTCAGCCGTGACTATGTGTGTGCCGAATACATGAACTACTACCGCAACGGCGAGAACTTCCTTGGCAGCGACTGTCTGCCCGTTGACTGTGACAACGACCACTCCGAGAACCCCGCCGATTGGGTCACTCCCGCTGATGTTCAGGCAGCGTTTTCCGGCATCACTTTTGCTGTCCATTACAGCCGCTTCCATATGCGTGAGAAGAACGGCAAGCCCGCTCGTCCCAAGTTCCATGTGCTGTTTCCCATCGACTGCATGACGGACCCCACCGCATACAGCGAAATGAAGAAGCTGGTCAACACCATCTTCCCGTACTTCGACACCAAGGCGCTGGATGCCGCCCGTTTCTTCTTCGGCACGGCAGATCCCAAGGTGGAGATCTTCTCCGGCGAGATGACCTTAAGCGAATACCTGTCCGCAGATGACTTCGATGCGGATATGCCCGAAGGCACACACGGCGGTATGCAGGTCATTGCAGAAGGCAGCCGTAACGCAACCATGTCCCGCTTCGCCGGTCGTGTCATCAAGAAGTACGGTGACAACGACACCGCCTTCGGCTGCTTTATGGAGGAAGCGGAAAAGTGTATCCCTCCGCTGGAACATCATGAGCTGATGACTATCTGGCGCAGCGCCCAGAAGTTCTATGCCAAGGTCCAGCAGCAGGATGGCTATATCCCTCCCGAACTGTATAACGACGACACCTCTTACAAGCCGGAGGACTTCTCCGATGTGGGACAGGCCGAGGTTCTGGCCAAGCACTTCTCCGGCGAACTGCGCTATTCTCCCGCTACCCACTACATCCGTTATAACGGTCGTTACTGGCAGGAAACCGAACCCGGTGCCCAGGCCGTTGCCCATGAACTGACCCGCCGCCAGCTGAAAGAGGCATCCAATGATATGATGTCTGCCATCGCCACCCTCAAGACCTGCGGTGCCCAGGAGCTTCTGGATAACCACAGCAAGGCCAAAGCGGAAGGCCTGATGAACGACGAGCAGCTGGAAGCCTATCAGGCATTCCTGGCAGCGAAGGCATACCAGGGCTATGTCATCCAGCGCCGTGCCTCCAAGAATATCACCGCCACACTGAAAGAGTCCCGCCCCATGCTGGAGATCACGCCCCAGGACCTGGACTCCAACCCCTACTTGCTTTGCACCCCGGATGCCACCTACGACCTCCGTCTGGGTATGGCCGGTGCCAGGGAGCATTCCCCGGAGGACTTCATCACCAAGACCACCACTGTATCCCCCGGTGACCGGGGCAAGCAGATCTGGCTGGACTGCCTGGATACCATCTTCTGCGGTGACCAGGAGCTGATCGACTATGTGCAGATGATCTGCGGACTGGCTGCTGTGGGCAAGGTGGAGGTGGAAGCTCTCATCATCGCATATGGCAGCGGTCGTAATGGCAAGTCCACCTTCTGGAACTCCGTGTCCCGTGTCCTGGGTCTGTACAGCGGTAACATCTCCGCCGATACTCTGACCTTCGGATGCCGCCGCAATGTGAAGCCGGAGATGGCCGAGGTCAAGGGCAAGCGTCTGCTCATTGCAGCCGAGATGCAGGAAGGCGCTCGACTGAACGACTCCACCGTCAAGCAGCTCTGTTCCACCGACGATATCTTTGCGGAAAAGAAGTACAAAGACCCCTTCAGCTTCTCTCCCAGCCACAGCCTGGTGCTGTACACCAACCATCTGCCCAAGGTCAGCGCATCCGATGACGGTACCTGGCGTCGCCTGATCGTCATTCCCTTCAACGCCAAGATCGAGGGCAACAGCGACATCAAGAACTACGGCGACTACCTCTACCAGAACGCCGGGGAGAGCATTCTCGCCTGGGTCATCGAAGGTGCCAAGAAGGTCATCGACCAGTGCTACAAGTTCCCGATCCCTGCCACCGTGCAGAAGGCCATCGATGACTACCGTGCTCAGAACGACTGGTTCGGCAACTTCCTCGACGAGAAGTGTGAGGTGGGCAGCGGCTACCGGGAAAGCTCCAACGCTCTGTATCTGGCATACCGCAACTACTGTGTGGAGACCAACGAATATGTCCGCAGCACCGCCGACTTCTACACAGCCCTGGAGGGCGCGGGTTTTGACCGCGTTAAGGTCAAGAACAAGCGCTTTATCAAGGGTGTGCGACTGAAGCCGGATGATGCCGAGGGCGAGGATTTCCTCAGCTGACAGACCACTGGGTTAACCTCGATTAAGGTCAAATACAAAAAATTCTCTTATAGGAAAAATTCATAAAAAAGCCCTAAGAAAAAGTCTTGTAAATGACCTTCAACGAGGTTAACCCAGGCCAAGAAAACTGTACAGGAGAACGCATTATGAGAGAACGACAAATCGAACAAAAATTATCCCTGATGGTAAAAAAGCGCGGCGGCATCTGTCCGAAGTGGGTGTCTCCGGGATTTGACGGGGTCCCCGACAGAATCGTACTGTTGCCGGAAGGTCGTATCGCTTTTGTGGAAGTAAAGGCTCCCGGCAAGAAGCCCCGCCCTCTCCAGCTGGCAAGGCACGCACTCCTTCGCCGCATGGGCTTTCAGGTATATGTACTGGATGACGAAAAGCAGATAGGAGGAATTCTGGATGAAATATGCGCCGCATGACTATCAGGCGTACGCCATCGACTATATCGAAACACACCCCATCGCCACGGTCTTTCTGGACATGGGTCTGGGTAAGACCAGCATCACCCTCACCGCCATCAAGAACCTGCTGTTCGACAGCTTCGAGGTGTACCGGGTACTGGTCATTGCCCCGCTGCGTGTGGCACGGGATACATGGACAGCTGAAGCAGATAAGTGGGATCACCTCCAGAGCCTAATCTGCTCCGTGGCGGTAGGCACCGAAGCACAGCGCCGCGCGGCTCTGATGCGGCCTGCCGACGTGTACATCATCAACCGCGAGAACGTCCAGTGGCTGATTGAGGAGAGCGGCATCAATCTGGATGTGGACATGATCGTCATCGACGAGCTGTCCTCCTTCAAGAACCACAACACCAAACGCTTCCGATCCCTGCTGAAGATCCGCCCCAAGGTCAGCCGCATTGTTGGCCTCACCGGCACACCCACCCCCAACGGCTTGATGGACCTGTGGGCACAGTTCCGCATCATGGACAGAGGTGAGCGCCTTGGACGGTTCATCACCAAGTTCCGCACCGACTACTTTGTGCCGGACAAGCGAAACGGTCAGGTCATCTACAGCTACAAGCCGCTGCCCTTTGCGGAGGAGGCAATCTACCGGAAGATCTCGGACATCACCATCTCCATGAAGTCCACCGACCACCTCAAGATGCCGGAGCTGGTGAGCAGCGAATACACTGTGCAGCTGTCCCAGGATGAGCTGGCGCACTACGAAGAGCTGAAGCGTGACCTGGTGCTGACCCTGGCGGACAGTGAGATCACCGCAGCCAACGCCGCATCCCTTTCCAACAAGCTGAGTCAGATGGCGAACGGTGCCATCTACGATGACAGCGGTGCTGTTATCCAAATCCACGACCGAAAGCTGGATGCCTTGGAGGACTTGATCGAAGCCGCCAACGGCAAGCCTGTCCTGGTGGCTTACTGGTTCAAGCATGACTACCTCCGTATTGCCGAGCGACTGAAGAGGCTGCACATCCCATTCTCCCGGATGGATGACTCGGACAGCATCGCCAGATGGAACCGTGGCGAGATCCCCGTAGGTCTGATCCACCCGGCCTCTGCCGGACACGGCCTGAACCTTCAGTCCGGCGGCTCCACCCTTATCTGGTTTGGAGTCACCTGGAGCCTGGAGCTGTACCAGCAGACGGTAGCCCGTCTCTGGCGGCAGGGTCAGACCTCCAGCACCGTGGTGGTGCAACACATCATCACAAAGGGCACCATTGACAACCGCATCATGAAAGCCCTCTCCCAGAAGGAGCATACCCAGACGGCACTGATCGATGCCGTGAAAGCGGACTTGAAAATCTGAGACAACCTATGACAATCCGTGCCAATCCGAGGGACTAACTTATCGGAGGTACGAACATGGACCCTTATCAGGCATTAGCCAACGCCATCGTAGAACTGGCCGTAAAAGACTACAAAACCGCCCTCAAATATCACTACCGCCACCCCCACAGGAAGGAGTACGCCGACGATGTCTCCAGGCTGGAGCGATTCTTCCGTTCCGGCTGGTACGGGATGCTGACCAACCTGGACGGTGAGCTTCTCATGAACGGTGTCCGCCGCATGGTGCGTCAGGAGGTGGCAGCATGACAGCCAGAGAGTATATGAACCAGGCATACCGCCTTGACGAGCGCATCCGCAGTAAGCAGGAGCAGATCGCTGCTTTGAACGACCTGGCTACCAAATGCACTGCCCACATGACAGGGATGCCCCGGAACCCCAACGGAGGCGGTTCCCGTTTGGAGGATGCGGTTTCCAAGATCGTAGACCTGCAGGAAATCATCGCCGCCGACATGGAAGCACTGGTGAAGCTGAAGGCAGACATCGTTGCTACCATCAAAGACGTGGAGAACATCGACTACCAGCTGATTCTGGAGAAGCGGTACATCAGCAATAAGTCCTGGCCAGAGATCGCCGTTGACCTGGGCTACAAGATGCGCCGAACCTATGAACTGCATGACGCGGCTCTGGAAGAAATAAAAATTCCTGAGAAATATTTGGGAGCGCACTAAAACGCACTATTTTGCACTTCGGTAATGTAGTATCATTACAATAGCAAAAAACGATACGGAGAGCCTTCGTGGGAGAAATCCCGCGAGGGCTTTTTTCATGCCCAAACGGAGGTGATGCACATGGGCTATCGAAAGGTTGGGTACCTGGAACAAGCCTGGTACATCATC